GTCGTAAAGTTGAAGATGGCGCCTATAACGGTGATATAAAGAAATAAAACAAGATTTAACGAGTATGAAACTTGTCACTGTACAAGCTGCCGCTATTAAGTCTACATTCGAAGTGTTAAAGGATATTTTAAACGATGTAAATATTTATTTTAAACCAGACGGTATTTATATAGTAACACTGGATACCGCCAGGACATCACTCATCGACATGCATCTCGCCGCCGAAAACTTTGAAGAATACACATGTACAGAAGAAATTGACACGGGAGTGAACATGACGAATATGTACAAACTTCTAAAAACCATCACGGTTAATGATGTTCTCATGATCACAATCGATTCAAAGGAGTACATGAACATTGAGATTCACAGTGAACAGAAAAAGACGTGTACGAAATTTGCTTTGAAACTTCTCGATATCAATGAAAATCAAATCGAAGTTCCGGAAATGCAGATGACTGTAAATACACCCATGCCTTCCGTCGACTTTCAACGTATTTGTAGAGATATGTCCAACATTGGTGATGAAATTGAAATCACGAGAGGTGGAAAAACCATGAAATTGTACTGTAAAGGCGATTTCGCAGATCAGGAAACGGAGATTCAATGTATCGAAGAATGTCCCAAGATGTCTGGTATTTATTCACTTCGGTACATGAACATTTTCACGAAAGCGACGAGTATGTGTTCGACCGTACAAATTATGCAAGAGGAGCAAAATCGATTTTTGATTCTAAAATATAACGTCGCAAATTTGGGTGATTTGAAATTTTATTTAGCTACTAAGGTATCCGAAGATCAGTAAGATACCCAGTGTCAGTGTCAACGGTCTTAACGATCCCGAAACAATTTTTAAGTTTTATTTTTGGAAAACATATTCCTAAAACACCTGAATCATAATAAAATATATCACTGATTTTAATTTTTTCACCATAACAATCGTTGTGGGGACCTGTATATCTACGAATTTTTTCGAGTATGTCTTTTACTGGCTTGTCACCCGAATCCAGTAACTGTGCACTCGAAAGTGGGATATGAAATGACATCGCACAAGATTTTTTAGGTGGCCATGTGTAGTCGTGGTTGTATGTCAAATATTTATAAATTTTATTATTGTACCAGTACTTTACACGAATAAGCATTCTGTCTACACACTCAGGTGGTTGTGTAATTTTTTCATCTTGGTCAATATCGAGATGATAGCTTTTTACGTCCGGTTCAAACTTTTCTAATTCACCTTTCCACAATGGGTCAGAAATGTCCTCGGATACCTTTTCATGATCCACGACATACTCGATATATCTATTGACAATAGTATAATCGTGTTTGTGAAATAAAAATTTGATTATGTTTTTAATCGCATAAATTGCGTTAATTAAAAACGAATGGAGTATCTTCATTAATATTATATGGAAGGTAATTTTTTAAGTAGATATAATAATCGAATAGATGAATGGGTGTGTAAGATTAAGAATGATCCAGAAAATAAAAAGACATACGAATCTGAAATGTCAGATTATATCGCAAAATGTATGCCATACGTAAAACAGTACGCAGAGGATACTAACAAGGAAGTTACCACGGATAACATCTTTAATTGTAAAGAAACATCTGGACTAAAGCGTCGAGACATATATGTAGATTACCTGATAGATGTTGAAAAAAAGACACTCGATCGTCCCATGGAACGTAAAGCTGATAAATGTCCTAGGTGTCCGAATAGTAATATTTTTCACTTTAACGACACGAGTGAACTTGTGTGTGATTCGTGTGGAACGATTTTAGAAGTTCTCATAAGTGAAGAGCTCACGTACAAGGAAGAACAGGAAACGTCTGAGAAGGTTATAAATTATTCGTATAAACGAGACAATCATTTCAACGAATGGCTATCACAATTTCAGGCACAGGAAATGACAACAATTCCCCAAGATGTGATTGATCAATTACGCAATGAATTTAAAAAAATAAAAATTAAATCATTGACTGAAATCACGCACGCAAAAGTTCGAGGACTTTTAAAAAAGTTGAAACTAAATAAATATTATGAACATGTTCCATATATTACAAATATACTGAGTGGTATACGCCCACCAAAAATGCCGCAGCAGTTAGAAGAACAGCTACGCATGATGTTTAAAGATATTCAAAAACCATTTGACGATAACTGCCCCGCCGAGCGTAAAAATTTTTTAAGTTATTCATATGTTCTTTATAAATTTTGTGAGTTGTTGAGCGAAGACTCTTATCTCCAGTATTTTCCACTTCTTAAATCAAAAGAAAAATTACATCAACAAGATGTCATATGGAAAAAAATTTGTAAAGATTTACAATGGGAATATATACCAACCATTTAAACAAATGAGACGTGTACGTGTCAGATATGAATGTGTTCTATTATAATTTCTGTTTATCAGAAATTCGATATCACGTGAATAAAATTAACGAAATCATCACAGGAGGTCTTGGAAATCCACGGGAATATTATGAACGTCAAATGGCTTTCATGGAAGATTTGCGAAGAACTATTCCACTTCCACACGAACAACCTCCGGAGGAGAATTCTGTAGTGGAGGAAAATTTACAAGATACGCATCACGAAGATTCAGAAGTTTCAAGTAATTTCGCGCTTGGGACACCATCACATCCGTTATCGTCTTCACCGTTTTCAATTCAATGATTGTACATTTATTGATGATTATATCAGCTCTTAGATTTCCAATGATGTGTCCTCTAAATTCAATAGGTATGATACGTTCGGTTTCGTAACTGACATTATTCTCTCTCAACACAACTTCCAGGGCGTTGTGGTACACGCGTTCACTAAATCCATGCCCCAGAGCTTTGTATATTTCATCAACATATTCATGAATCATAATTCTATAATACGAAAAGTCTTTATGTTTATATAGAGTAGGTATGTTTAGAAAATTGTACAAAGATCCAAAATTCATAGGAGCACAAACATCACCACCTAATATTGTTACGGTCATCATGGAAGATGGTATAGAAACGTATACTGTAAATGACATTACATTCAGGTCAGAAGCTACATTAGATAAACAAAACAAGGAACTTAAAGGTACGTGGCTTGGTAAAGAAAAGATAAGCCAACTCTTCTTCGAACCGGTCGTCGTCACGAAAGGCCGATTCGTTGTGACACTATATGAGTTTTGATCCAATAGCTCAGTTGGTTAGAGCGTGGTGCTTATACAAAGTATACAGGTGTGAAGTCAAACTCACATAAGGCACGCCAAGGTCACGGGTTCGAGCCCCGTTTGGATCACTTTTAGATACATTTAGTATGTGTATGTAAAAGTGAGTGCGAAAACTTTTTATGTAAAAAACATATTATATATTAAATGTCTAACGTGCATAATATGAATTTGTCAGACGACGACAGTGGTATGGTTCCACTCAATTCTCAATCAAAATCGAATGCGTTCGTGCCAGAATATCCTGAAAAAAATGTGAGTGATTATAAAGAAGACATGGATTCTACTCCCATCTCCGATGTTATGATGCAACCCCAAGAACAATCGTTCGAGCCACCCCTCATGGCCGTCGATCCCCGTGCCATGCAGATGGCGCAACAACAAGTTATGGCGCCTTCGCAACAGGGTGTGGTCGCCAAGGAACCCGAGAAAACCGATAAGAAGGGAAAGAATCCATTTGATCTTAGTGATGAACAATTCCATGCCTTGATCGTCGCCGTCGCCACAGGTGTCGCCGTGAGTAAGCCTGTTCAGGAAAAGCTCGCCAGCAGTGTTCCCCAGTTTCTCAACGCTCAGGGACAGCGCAGTCTTGTTGGACTTGGCTCGACCGGTCTCGTTGCTGCTATCATCTTTTTTATCGCCCGTAGATATTTCTAATCAAAATCTATAAGTTCACCACCACTTATAAGGTATGCTACAGTCAGTCCGAACATTAAAGCGGTCGTGACAATCAGCGTCGTTATAGTTGTGTCTCTCATATTTTTACCATATTCCTTGAAGTATGTACGTAACTTTCGTAGTTTAAATCCTTCTGTCAATGTGACAAGAGAAAGTATCGCCACGGTCACCATAATCATGGCACTGGGTACTGACAGACTCAAAATGATACTATTACTGCCGAGATAATACACGAGTAAGGGAACAATAACCGTGACAATCACCATGTTAGCCCAATACGCCGTTTCTAAACGCACGATGACAAACGCAATCGCGATTGTGAACCAAGTCGCCAGAGAGATCATTACCCTCGGGAGACCTGGCTGGCCGTAAGATGTAATGCTATCCATTTATATATACTCAATATTATTTATCTTTGATCTTTCTACCACAAAATGGTGTAGCTTCTGGAATGTTTTCGTAAATTTTTAATTCGATCGATTTTTGTTTGATCTTTTCATAATTTTCCCAAAACTCCGTGCTGTGTGAATATTCTTCTACCGTACAGTGTGCGAGTTCGTGTAATAACACATGAAACACTTCATTTGCTGTGCCATCGATACAGATTCCAATTTCCGCACCTTTATTGGAATTGTAACCAATCGCCGTCGTTAATACTTTTCTATGAGCAACAATTGGTATTTCTTTGTGTAACATTTCAAATTCTACATCACCACTGGAAATTAAATGCTCTCTGAAAATTCTATACTTTTCTCTCACTTCGGTCAATACCGGATCTTCCTTTATCGTAAAAAATATGATAAGATTAATCACCAGAAGAGCGATCAGAGTTATCATTTCTATATACGAACATAAATTTACTGTACAATTCTGAAATCGGGTTTCCTGACAGTCCTTCCCATAGTTCCATAGAAAACCCGTTATTTTCCATGTGTGTCACGAGTAAATCCTTGTGTGCGATCGGTTCTGATTTTGGTCCATCGGCATAATAAGGTGTATCGACTAAATGAACAAATAATTTTTCACCGAAATCTCCATTGCTCGTTGACTTCATTTTAAAAAAATTACCATGCGCATCGTGTAAAGGTGTTTTAAATAAAATTTTTTCTGAATCGGGAATAATTCCAATACACATACCACCGGGTTTCATTCTTTTTTTTATTTCGCGAAGAGTTGACATGAAAAGTCCATGTGACTGAAAAATATAATGAAGAGCAAAATTATAACAGATGATATCATATTTCCTATTCGGACACGCGTGTATATCTCCATGATAAAAGTTTACACGTATCTTCATATTTTTCGCACGTGACTTAGCTTCTTTGAGTGCTTCTTCGGATGGTTCACACATACTGATGTTCACACCAACGCCATTCCACTTTTGAAGATCACCCCCAAACCCACATCCAACGTCGAGTACACTATATCCCGGTTTAGCGACACTCTCTATGAGTTTTCGCTTTTCCGAATTGTGTAAACGACGCAACTCTTCCATGTGTATTTTTATACATAAAACTTTAACTATGTAATGAACTTAAGTCAAAACGAAAGGCTTAAAGTTTATACACACAATTAAAACACAATGTCTCTCGAACAGGATTATACCACTGTCCCCGGACAGCTTTTCGCATGTCTCTCGGTTGTGGGACCAGAGGCTCCACAAAAAAACGACAAGTTTGGAATTAAAATTCGAGGTGCTTTCTCGACACGCGATGAAGCTGCGAACCACGCGAAGCGTCTTCAGAAGGAGGATGCGACGTTCGACATCTACGTTGTCGATATGTATAAGTGGCTACTGATTCCTCCAGATCCATCTAAAATCGAGGATGCGCACTATACCAATGAAAAGCTTGAAGAGCTTATGTCCGGATACAAGGAAAATCAGGCGATGGCTGCCAAGATGTTCAACGAGCGTAAGCGTGACATGCAGGCTGTCAAGGCTGGTGGAGACAAGGGTGAATATTTCAAACCCGGTGATGAAAACTCACAGTTTTACAACAAGCCCGACGAACCTCCTATTAGTCACCCCGCCGATATCATCGAACGTCTCAAGCGCGAAAAGCCTGACACACCCATGGAAGAGCTCGTGAAGGAAGCCGATACGATCGTGGCGGAGGAGATTGAAGAGAGGAGAAAGAAGCGTGAAGAGGAAGAAAAGATTGCGACGATTAAGGAGGAAGATGAAACATCTGTTGAAGCCGAGGACAGGAAAGATGACAAAGTTGAAGAAGGCGAAGAGGTTAATTCGAGTGAGCAGTAAGAAAATGTAAAAAAATATAAATCATATTATTAAAAAAATATACTCTTTTAATAATATGACGAACGTTCTGTATATGAGTTCGGGTTCGATGAATCCTAAAAGACTTACACCAGCTTATCCAGTGACAGACTTGGATTCTATTGATGATGAAAATGCTCTCGCGTCTAACGTTATTAATGAACGTGTAATGCGTCCAGTAATAAGTAGTAGAGGGAATGTCGATAAAAAAACAGATATCCCAATTAAGGAATATGAAGGGTTATCACCCGGGGCGAAGGATAACTGGCTGCATAGTCTTACCCATGAAGAATCCTAAAATAAACGCCACGAAAATAACGATATAGGCAACCTTATCCAAAGATGCTAGCAAATCTGTATTTTTTACGGGTTCTGGGGGGACCATAAATTGTGGAGGTGGCTGATAAAAATATTGTTGTTCTTGTTCACCGGGTTGTTCGCGAACTTCTTCTGGTTTCTGTTCTAAAATGTCCGGAGAATATTCAATTGGATTTCCGAGCTCCGTTTCCATATGTATATATTATTAACTCTTCTTTTTAAGCCTAATCTTCCTCTTCACTTTCACTCTCATCGTCAACAACAAAACCTTTTAAATTGCCATTTTCATCCGCATCGTCGTCATCGTCACTCTCATCTTCATCTTCATCTTCGGTTTCACAAAGATCGCTATCGGAAATGTCATAATCCGTATCGTGTTCACCATCAGACCAATCATCTTCGCAAATTTCGTCTGGAACCAGACGCTCTGGCTGTTTTACAGTACGTCCTGACCGTGTTTTAGTAACGACAGCTGTCATTATACATGATACACGTCAGTTTCTTTTAAATATATTTAGGTTTGAACTCTATGTTCTGATTATTCGCTTCTTCTAATAGAATATGTTCAAACTCAGCACCCAATCTAGAAGAAATTTCGGCGACATCATCGAGAATATCCGCGTCTATGGGTGTCATGTAAAGGGGAATTTCATTCAACCTGTGTAAAGCTTTTTGAAGATATGTTTGAGAAAGTTTTACTTGATTTTTATAATCTTTCGCCAAAGACATGTTAGCGATAAATGTTTTGTATAACGTTTCATCGATTCCCGAATACTTATGTGTTTCTTTTATGATCGCATCTATAATAGAGTTTTTCGTGTCAACTTTTGTTATTTTTGAAATCACGTATGCGAAGACCGCGATAAATACAATGGCAAACATATTATAATACCCTGATGATTTTATCTGATAAAATATGTTTACGATTTTTACACGAACACACCTGTTCGATTTGATTTTTCATAATTTTAAATTGAACATTCGTCTTTTTACACGTTTCACAGTCGTACGTCGTGTGCACGATATGTTGAAGTTTCGATTTTTTTGTGACACTTTTTACCGATAAATCAAATCCGTTTACTATGTTTCGTGTGATGTACGTTTTTAACAACTGCGACACCTGTACAGGATCTTCTTTTTTCACTTCGGGACATGGTATACACGTGTTCTGTGGTGTAGTCGGTGTGTATTGCTTTTTATATCCATTTTTGTACAGGGACTTGTACACTTTATCAGGAAGAATGTGCTTACGCCCGTAAAAGTCGCGACAGAATCCATATCGCCGCCCTTTCATCGTCTCACATGTACAAAAACACCTCTGAGAAATAGCCTGTCCTTCGATGAGAAACCAAATATGGTTAGATGCGTGACTTCTTTGTAAATTTTCACAATATTTCGAAGTTGTGGAAACGAGATACGCGTTGTTATTTATATAAATTTTAGTAATTTCAGCATTTTCTTGTCCATCCATGTTTTTTTGAACAAACGTTTCGATATCTTGATATGTCTGTTGATCCGAAAAAACATCTTTCGTTTCCCGTAAACTGAATGACCCCTCTTCTCGTGTAGATCCTTCGACAATCACGGGTGTTTTATTTTCAGTTCGAAGTGTTGCCATCCACATGATTTCAACACTCGGTTCTTGATTAAAAATACGTGTCAGTTTAGAATCTTCGTGTGTGTACATGAGAACCGGTCGATATTCACCTTGTGTGATTTTTCCATTTTCACATTCTTCACATCCACGCCCTTCACACGCATCATGTTTCGCCTTTTTATGTGACCAAGGCATACGAAATCCACTCCCCTTGACATTTCGTTTTCCACCCCCATACACCGCAGTATCAACTATATTTTTCCACTCTTTTCCGGGAAAGAGAATACCTAAAGATGAAACAATATGCGAATGAAGAGCCATCGCAGAACCATGATCAACTACAAAATTCGGCCAATTCATGTGTACACCATGTTTTATCAAGTTTCCCACACTTTTAGGTTCTGCCACTGAAATTAAAACATCTTTCCCCCCAAAATGTGTGACTCTATCACAGATTGTACGTACAATTTCTTCCAAACGTTCGACTGATAAGTGTTCATCATCTTTATAATCGAGATCGACGAAAAAATTATACGTACCCGTTTTTTGTTCGACGACGTATATCTTTTCACCGGACTTGATAGCTTTTACGTACATATCATAAAAATCATTCAATCTATCAAAAGGAACAGATAGGACACCTCCGTCCATGAGCACATGTGATAGATTGGAGCCATTTGCAAACTTTTGTTTGCGACACCAAGATCTAAACATACTTATATGTTTATCGTGTTAATTTTTTAATAGTCTTCATCGGGCCATATGGAAGTTCTACACGAAACGTCCATGTATTCTTCCTCGGCGTTCGATAATTCTTTTTTTAAAACTAATAGTTCGTATACGGTTTTATCCTTTATATTTTCCACATACTCATCCGCTTTGTTTTCCCTATACGATTTACGATCCATAAGAATAGTCTTGATCTGCATGAGAATGTAGTTCTTAGACTTCATTATTTTATATGGAAGGTTTTTCTGTTAAGGGAAGTCACGCATGCGTAAAATTCGGGGTTGTCGACGACGTTGCGAACAATTCGTTCCCATCGTCGACGCTGATTGAATTCGGGAAGAGTATCAAAACTCATGAAATCATTTTCATCGTACGTTCGTTTCATGTGTATTTGTTTCGTGTGCATTTTATATTTTTCTTCATTAAATCGTCTGATGAGTTCGAGTTGTTCCATTTTCGAATAGTTTACAAAAAATATGAATACTGTGTATTCTAATTCAATTGTATCACTTTCTTTTATATTGAACGTATAACTCGTGTATTCTCCATCTTTTAAAGAAATAACTCCCCTTGTCTCTTCCTCGAGTTCTCTCAAGGCACATCTCAATGGATTATATACTTCTCTTCTTCGACATCCACCTGTGACAAATATCCACTCTTTAAATCTTCTATCTCTTACTGTCAAGAATCGCGGCGTTTCGCCAGCGAATGTGACAGGAATGGCTATGGCTTTATGTTTTTTCATCGCTCATAGCTTCTACAATTCCCTGATAAGTTTATTCCGAAGATTCTTTCTCACTCACCTGCGATCGAGTTACACGCTTTTCAACTACTGGTTCTTCCTCGACAGAATTCTCTTCCTGAATTTCAGGAATCGCGGATAAAGGCTGTACGGTATATTGATGATGCATGTTCTCGATGACAGTCTTAATGTCACTAATCTCATCCTTCGTTTTTTTCAATTCCGTGTACATGTAAATCGTGCCAGCAATACACATGGCCATGGCAGCAACGGTCGCGGTCTCACGATCAAATGTAAACATTGTATATTATTTACATTCGTTATTTTTAAGTAGATACTATCGCACCCATTTTTGTTTTATCAGTTGGACACTCGTACCCATGTTGCGCAAACTGGATTTCATTATAGTGACCATCTTTACATTCTGCGTTCTGTATAGGAATATATTTATTCAACGTGCCCGATTTAGGATCGTACGTCAGCATAAATACAAAGGCTAATAAAAAAAGTAATAACCACATTAATATAATTGGGAATTTAATTGGAGTACATGAGACCACCCATACCATTCTCGATACGGAGAATGTTATAGTTCACGGCGTAGATGTCTGTGTCGAAAGAACCAGAATCGGTCACGAGACGAGCCGAATCGATACGACTGAAGTTGAGGGTGCCCGTGGGCTGGAGTTTGCACGTGTCGAGGCAAAAGGGGTAGAGGAAATGTGTGGCAACACTGCTATCGAGTGTCGAGAACGGCGTGTGATAGTAAAGAGTTGTGGACGTGTAGTTAGGCTGCGCAATTTTAGCGTCACCGACGTCGGTACCATTGATCTGAAGCTTCACCTTACCAGAAGCCATACCAACATTACTACTCTTGTACGTCGTGAGGAACTTCACGGGGTGGTTGTAGTTGAGCTCCTGAACTGTGGAACCAGACGCGACCGCCTGCTGCGTCTGTGTAATGAGCATGTTCTGGGGTGTGGAAGAAATAGCAGTGCGCTCGTCCGTGTCGAGGTAGACGAATTGAGCGTGAACTTCATAATCCGTCGCAGAGAGAGTACCCCACGAGATGCGAAGTTCTACGTCGTGGTACTGAAGCGCGACGAGAGGAAGCGCCGATTGCGCGTTCTCGCAGAACGAGAAACGAAGGGGGTAAAACCCAGAATCATCGGCACCGGAAGCGGGGAGAGACTTGGAATACGTCTGAGAAAGCATCAAAGGGGCAATCTCTTGAGAGAACTCGGACGTGTGTGTATCGATAACCTGACCACCGATGAGAAGTTCGACCTTGCTGATCTGCGTTTTCCAATCACTGCGTGTCGCCGTGTTAGAGGGAGAGCGATTAGTAATGTAAACATAACCGAGCATATCACCCTTGCGCTCGAAGCGAACGGTGGACATACCATTAGAGGCGGGGTTACCCTGGATAACCTGCTTCTCTACGGTCTGAGCAAAGTTTGTGTGACGTTTGTAGTTGGATCGGAAAAAGGACACCTCGGGCTTACCGACAATGTGAGCATCCTGAGCGCCAATAGCGACGAGTTGGGCAATACCACCGGACATTTTTATATTATACTACGTTTTTATTTTTAAGTATCAAAACAAAGGAACGTGAGGATGAAGAGACTCTGTAAGAATGAGGGAAAGAATACCAATCATTGCGAGTCGACCATTCACAAGTTCAGTCTCAGGTTTCCAGAATCCCTGAATGTATCCCTCGTCTTTGGGATTAGCCGCGGTTCCGATGAGCACGAGTGCGGCGACGGCGACGGAAAGACCGATATTCTCTTGAAATTGTGTACTGATCGAATGACCGGTCATGATTTCATCAATCACCGCCGATGTAAAACCGATCATGGCAGCTCGTCCATTCACGCGTTCAGCCATGGATAGAAAATCATTTGGGCGGTCTACCGTCCTGAGGGGAGGTACGCGAGAAGATGTGGTCTTAGTCTTAGTCTTGGTCTTAGGATTGGAAGAAGTGTTAACAGCAACAATAGGTTTGAGAGCGGCAATACAGGACATTTTGTACTTTTTGTACGCGGGTTTTCTTTAAATCAATGATCTTTCGAGATCTCCGACACGCGTCACGAGGGATGCCACCAATAATTCCATCGTGGCAATTTTGGATTTTTCTAATTGGAGTTGCGTTTCAAGTTCTACTATACGCGCCTTATCGGCTTGTTGTTGAGTTTCTATTTCTACTATACGCGCCTTATCGGCTTCAAGACGCCTATCTAATTCTTGTATTGAACTTACACAAATCGGTATAAAAACTTCTTTCTTTAAGAACACGAAGTCATCCACCTCTTCTCCATAGACGAAAATCTGGTTTCCACTCACCACATTTCCGTCTTCATCCACAGCTCCAATACACTCGCTAAGGTCTTCATTCACACGGATTTTCGTTTCGTCAATGACCTCTAGGATTGAGACTTCTTTATCGTTTCCATCTATACACTTCAACCTCAGTTTTGAGGTGGTTGTTTCAAGATTGGACGTATTGAAACTGCTAAAGGTGATTACATTTGAATCGGACACGTTAGATACTTCATAAATGTTGGGTAAAAATTCCTTTTTAAGTCGGGTCGCATAAGGTAATGTTTCCCTTACATCCTGAGCTATGAAACCCCAAACGGGGTCTTCACCACGAGTAATCGTGTCTTTGTATGTATACTTTTTAGGCTTCAAAAGTCTTAAACTTTCCAGAGCAGAGGCGTCATCAACATCCACTATATCCTTCTTTATCCTTTGGTCTGATGGAACAAGAGTTCCATTGTGGGCTACGAAATGGTCTCCAGACATAATGTCCCTGTTTGCGTAGATGGATATATCAGCTCCCCACCCTTGATTTTGATCATTCAAAATGCCGTGACTTGGGTGAAACCAAGCCCGATAATAGCCCGAAGTAGGAGCTATAGCATATCCTCCTGTCCCGTTCACATGAAGTTTAGCTTTTGGATTTGATATTCCTATACCGACGTTGTTTCCAAGT